TCTACATTCTCGAGCAAACTAACAAACATTTGCTCTCTTTTATTCTGAGGAAGATCATCATGAAATCCCTTAACAAAATACTGCATCATTCTTGCTTCTCTGATAAGCACATGTTCCAAATCAACAAGATCATTAGGTTTATACGGAGGTTCGCCTTCAGGAAGAAGAAATTCAACCTTTGGATCAAAAACTGCCTGTAAAATCACACGTAAAACGAAGCTATCATTTGCTTTAATAGCATCAATCTTTTCTTGAGTTCTTTTTAGCTTACTTACCTTTTCAAGAAATTCTGCCACACTAACTTGCATTAAAAATCTCCAATACTTTCCATTAAATTTTTGAGTTTGTTACTGATAAAATAATTCATCAATTTGGATTTATCTTTTTGGCCTTGATTATTATATTGATCCATAATTTTATCCTTAATTTCAGAAGGTGTAAAACTAAGATCAATAAGCTCTTTATTTCTTTGATAATTTCTTGCCACGATACTTTCATATTTAGACGGATCTAAATTCATATAATGATCAAATTTCTTTGAAGTTAAGGGTTTTTGACGGTCCCCCACAACAAAACAATTATCAGAAGAAAGTACGTTAGGTACGCCATCGCCCGAATCACCCTTCAAAATATGTTCCTTGAGAAACTGTTGAGGATTATCGTGGCTAATCCACTTCTTTCTGGTCGGATCATATTGTTTAACATTACCAGAACTGTGAAGCTGAATAAAATCCTTATCTCCAGATAAAATAAGAATTTTACCAACATGTTCGCGAACCAAAGTTCCGATAATATCATCGGCTTCAGCTGCTTCAACATCAATAACTCTGTAAGGAAAATATTCTTTAAGTTCGCCACGAATCTTATTCAAGCATTCGAAAATCGCCTTCCAATCCAAATCAGATTCAGAACGATTTTTCTTGCGATTTGCCTTATAATAAGGAAAAGACTGTTTGCGCCAATAATTAGTATTGTCGCAGGCGATAACAATTTCGCCAAATTCGTCGCCAAATTTACTTTTGTAAGAGCGAATAGAATTAAGAATCATATGACGAATCATATTTTCTTCAATTTGCGCGTTTGTATGACTACCTAGTTGTACCATAAGGTTAGATAACATCACTTGAGACAAGTCAACGATAATCACTGTATCACCTTTAATTAGAGGTTTTCTTCAATTCCAAATTGATGGAGTCGGATATTCTCAAAGCGCCTACTTCTTCTTTATCAGGAACAAATACATTTTCAGCTATTCTTTGGAATGGATGATATATTTCATAATATTTACACATAAGGGAACGTATAGATTCTACAATAAAAGCTCCGTCTTTAATATCATCATCTTCTTCATCGTCTCCAGAAATATTAAAACCAGCAATTTCTAATTGATTGAAAATGATCGGAGCTAAGTTAGCAATAGTTTCCTGAATATGATATTGCTTCATCATTTCTACGTTATGATTAATTTCTTCAATGGTGTACTCAGGAACTTTGGCATTCGAATTCGATCTCGGAAAAAGTATTATGTTATTACTTTCCATTTAACTGCTCATTAATGATCATTAAATATGATACCCTAAAAATTGATTTGAGTCAACTGTTATTATTTAGCTTTTTAAGCGCTGCTAGTGATTCGCGAACCACTCTGTGTAAATGTAAAATCATAAACTTTACACTCTGTTCCATTAGTGATATTGTTTATGACATTTTCTTTTTTGGAAGGATCAACATAAAACAAAAAGAATCCACCGCCACCAGCTCCTAGCAACTTCCCTCCTAGTGAACCAGCTTCCAAAGCCTTTGAATATACATTATCAAAATATTCGTTACTGATTTCATTAGCCACTGCTTTTTTATCCATCCAGGCTTCATGAAGCAGATTTCCGAAATCATCAAGTTTGTTTTGTTGTAGATAATCGACGGCCAAAAAAGCCTTATCGCGGCTACGTTTGACAAGATCAAACTTTATCTTTTCATTCATGGCAGCGGCTTGTTTCTGTAAAATAAAATTGGCGTTTCTGCCACGTCCAGAATAAACAAGAATTAATCTTTGTTCCAACGCATTCCAAATATCTCTGTTATAAGACATTGGCTTAATATCCACTGAATTATCTTTATGAAATTCAAACAGATTCATACCACCATAGGCAGAAGCGTATTGATCTTGTTTGCCCACTGGATAATTACATAAATCTCGTTCAATATGATATGCAGTTTGAGCCAGGTATTCGCGACTGTACATAGAATATCTCAACTCTTCATCACGATGAGCCAGACAATTAGCCAAACCAACAGTAAAAGCAGAAGAAGATCCCAGCCCAGAACCCTTAGCAAGAATATCGGCTATTGATGCGATAGTCCATTCCTTGTTAATATCAAAGAACTTTAAACTTTCACGAGTAATAGCATGCTGCATCTGCTCAACATCAGGAAATTCTTCAATTGTATCGTACATAATCTTAATACCTAGATGCGGCGTTTTATGTACCATCACATAGATATACTTATCGATAGTAACAGAGAGCGCTGCACCGCTCTCCTTTTCGTAAAAATTTGGCATATCACTGCCGCCACTAAAAAAACTAATTCTTAGAGGTGTTTTTGAGATAATCATCAAATTGTCCTGTAAATAAACTTTTGTTGAGGCTTACCTCTTGTGTCAATAGTTTTATACTTGCCCATTAGATCTTCGATCATAATATCCCACTTATTCTTAATAAGATTAATATTATAACGATTATCAACAAAAATCTTATTAAATGTGATCATATTCTTTTCTTGATCATTCTTAACAACATTAATTGCTGTATTAAGATGATTGATGAAGATATTAGCATGATGATTCTTATCCATTAGATCTGCATGGTACATCATGTTCAATCCACCAGAAGTTTCCGGCAAAGCGCCAACATCAGAATGAACACAAACTAGACCAGCCGACATAGCCTCTAACATTGCTCTACAGCTAGTTTCAAACCAAATACTTGGATAAGCAAAGATATGAGCTTTATTCAAGGCATCCTTCAATTCATTATTAGGTACGTAACCATGATAAGTCATTTGAGGATGATTGCGAATTTGATCATAAACGGGTTCGAATGACTTATCGGCATCATCCCAACCATAAATCTTAAAACTCGAATACACATCTAAATGAATCTCAGGATGCATTTTTGCCAGCGATTCAAATACTGGAAGAAGAATTTCCAATCCTCTCTGAGGAGTTGAAGTATATACGATTCGAATCTTATCCTTTGGCTTATTCAGAGCCGAATCTGGCGCTGGTTCAATACCAGACTCAATGACAATTGACTTGGGATCATGAGGTAACCCGTGAATTAGCTGATACCTTTGCATCTGCCAATTAGAAATAAAAACAAACTTATGATAATTATCTTTGAAAGACTGTTCTCGAAACTTGGCTGATTCAGGGTCTTCTGGCAAATCATGGCACCAAAACACTCTAATCTTTTCCCAGTTTAAATCGCGTTCTCGCGAACAAACAATCTGAAACTCTTCCAATTCCTTTGGATTAATCATTGAAGCTAACTTACGCTTCGCCAATTCAGTACCACCATTAGCCTTGATGGAAATTTCGTTTTCTTCAAACCCAATCATATTATACTCCTCAATCAAATATTAAAGCCAGACTTAACGGCATCATTATAGAACATCTGACAAGTTTCCTTGGAAAATAGAGTCAGATCCTTACCAAATCCCTTGACCTTCTTAATAAGATCAGGAGGCATAGTGATAATATTAGCACCAATATTTTGTGCATCAATATAATTGTAAGCTTCGCGAGAAGAAGCCCAAAGCGTTTGAACATTAAACTTATTTGTTTCGACTATATGTTGATGAGCAGTAACAAACTGCTTATTTGGACAAAATCCAGCATCAGCGATACGACCAGCAAAAATAGAAAGAATATGAGAAGTTTTATCATCTAAAGAGTCAATAACATTTGTGATCTGATCATTATCAAATACGGCTGTTACGTTTAGATTAATACCTTCATTGGCAAGATTATTTACTAAAGTATAAGTTGGTTCTCCGGAAGTATACATTACCGGAATCTTAACATAAACCTTGTAATTATACTTATTACCCCAATCGCTGATAAGTCGAGCTTGTCGTCTAATTTCATTAGGCTCGTCAGCAAAAACTTCAAGACTTAGAGTTGTTTCGGGTCGCTTATTTGCAAGATACTCAATTACAGTTTGTGCGAAATACTTATAATCTGTAACACCAGCCTGTCGCATTAGTGTAGGATTAGTAGTGAAACCACTAATCGCAGTATCTTCGGCGGCTACCTTAATACCATTAAAATCAGCACCATCAGCATATAACTTAATTTCACTCATTTATATATTTAACTCCTCGATCAATTTACAAGCTTCTAAAACATTAGAAACAGTATAGTCAGGTTGAATATTTTTATATTCGTAAGGATAATGATATTCATCGCCAACAAAAATAGTGGTTAATTTGCTCTTATTTCCGGCAACAATATCTTTCCACCTATCACCTATTATATATGATTTACTGCGATCAATCAAATGTTTTTCAATTAATAATTCAATCATACCATTATTAGGTTTATATGTGTCAGAATTTCTATGTTGAGAATACTGGATCTCATCAATTCTTAGCCAGTGAGAAATCATCCGATGCATAATATTTAGTTCTTCTTGTAACAACATCCCATCATTAACATCAGGTTGATTGGTAACGACAAATGTTTTATAATTCATCTTTCGAACAATTTCTACGGCTAGTTTAGCGTTTTCCATAAAAAGAAACTCGTTGACAGACCATGGAGCAGTTGTAGTGCCATCAAGTCTGTCAACGAGTTCATTTAGTACGCCATCACGATCAAAAAATACAGCGCGATTCATATTACCACTTTGTTTTGTTAACCTGCAAAATAGGATTAGAAACAATACTATGCCAAACAACTGCCTGAAAAGCTTCGCTGTGAGGAGTAACTCGAGTTGGCTGTAATGGCGGAATTACTACACAATAATTCGCATTATAAGCAGTATACCCATCCTTTTTACCAACAATACCAAGTACAGTGGCGCTCTTCGACTTAGCGTAATCAATGGCCTTGATCAAACCTACTGAGACGTTTTTGGCTTTGTCTCCTCCTCCGACGGATAAAATGAAGATGGCGTCTTTTGCTGTGATCCGACTGACTTTGAGATAAGCTTCAAATACGGTGTCAAATCCTTCATCATTTGTTCGAGCAGTAAGTTCTGGAACGTTATCTGTAGGACAGTAACATTCGATGTTACATAGTTTGCGTAAGTCATTGACCATATGAGAGGCATTACCGGCAGAACCGCCAACTCCGAGAACGAATACTCTTCCATCTAAATCTCTAACTTTCTTGAGGCTTGACGCTAACTTTTCTACCATATTCTTATCAATGGCTTCGGCAATTGATACTACTTCCTCAAAATACTTATCACTAAAACTCATTTCAATCTATTCCTTAAATTTGTGGAACTCCAATTGTGATATCTAATATTATAGATAATTTCTATATTTCTATTATCACAAACTTGTTTACCTGTAGGTATTTCATGGATATGATCAGCGCCAATAAATCTTTTTTGAATCGGTAATATACCCAAAAGATTTTCCAAATCTTCTTCAGTGTCATATGGTATAATTTTATTAACATATGAAATTGCAGATAACTGTATATATCGTTCTAAAATTGTTTGGACTGGTTTGTTTTTAGTTGGTCTGTCAATGGAAGGATCTGAGTGAAGACCAACGATTAAATAATCACAGTTATCTTTACATTCCTTGAGCATGGCCAAATGACCTGCATGAAGGACGTCAAAAGCGCCACAAGTAAATCCCGTAATCAAGCCTGTCTCGTCAAATAATTTGGACGAATATACTTGGCGCCGAAATATTCCTTAACAAGGTTAATAACAATCTGATCGTCATATTCCTTGCAAGAAAATACATCAAGATACATCGCATTGCCACCATTACCATCATCAGGCACAAAATGGGCGCAAATATTAGAAGTTTCGATTAACTGAACAAGAGTATATCCAGCCTTATTACCAGAACCGAAGTTTACGATCTGAGGTTCGCCATAGGCGACCATATCAATGTCCTTGACTAAACGCTTAACAAAGTTATAAATGTTGTTATAACTTGTGATTGCTTCGTTGTTCAGTTCCGCGCAATCAAGAATTAGATGGTAGCCCCAATATGCCATTATAGTTTTTCCCGATCAATTGTGTTAATAAAACTAAGTTTCTGTTCTTCATTCCAAGTTTGAAGATATTCATTATCTTCGTCAAAAATCTTTAGAAATTCTTCCTTGGTAACAATTTCTCTATGAGAAACAATCGTATTACCAAGATGTATCTGACTAAATTCAATGAATTCTGGATCATCTTCTCTTGAAACAACTTCATCAAGAGCATGATCAATGTTATTATCAACCTCAACACAATAACGAATACGAAACTGCGAAATACAATCAACCATTACTAGCTTTTTCATACACTTACCTCAGTAATTGTGGCTAACATTCTGTACATACTCAACATCATCAATTCTGAAAGAACGCCATCCTCCGTTGACTACATCCCAAGCAGCGATCATATCATCATGTTCTCTGTGAAATTTTCTGTCTTCGTTGATATTGTACTTTTCGGGCAAAAGGTCAGGACGCAAGGTACAACGCAATGCATTCCGATCGCCCTGACTTTTATCGAATCGAAATTCGATCACATACATACGAAGGTCTGACAATATATCTTCGCGATTAAACATATCAATATCCTTCGTTAAGTAGCTTACGATTATCCTGAATTTCTTCAGTTAGATACTTCTTTAATTCTGTGAACCCACCGATGTTAAATCCATCAACAACGATAATTGGAAATGTTTTTGCCTTGGGAAAAATTTCCAAAAGATTTTCGCGAGAAAAATCTTCGTTTAACTTTAGTTCGCTGTAATTAATGCCCTTTGACGAAAGAAGCATCTTGGCATTAGTGCAGTAACTGCAGTTTTCCTTAGTATAAATTGTAACCTTCATGCTAGCATCATCTCCCAATAAGCCTTAACACTATATGCATTCAAAGGATCATATCCATTTAAACGCATATCATATTCAACAAGAAGTTCAAGTTCGCTTTTCATCAGCAACTCCATTAGTATATATTACATTCATTATATAGTCAAACTTGTTCACAATACATATCTGTAAGCAAGAACCTTACTTTTGGCATAAACACCAACGCCAACTCTATTACCATGGTTACCTGAAATCATAATAGGATTTCCATTAGAGTCATATCCAGATACAACACCAACGTGACCGCCGCCTTTACGCATTGTAACAGCGACACAATTGACACATCCATAAGGTGCTGGTGTTCCTCGATGCATATATGATTTAGCGGTTCTATCTGTTCCTGAATGAGTAATCAGGTTCATAAAGTCTGCGCACCAAAGGCTATGAGGCAATCCTAATTTTCCGGATGTCGCGCCAATATACTTAGAAGCAGAATTAATTAGATCATTTTTCTTGGCAGTAAAATTGAAAATATTAGATTCAGTTTTTTGCTTATTATCGTTCCCAAAAAACGATGCTTTGTCATTTACATTGTCAGAATAATACGAAATATCAACATTATTTTCAGTGATTTTAGCAACCACTCTCTTATTCTGACGGTGATAGACATGATAATGACTGTGATGATGATTATGGTAGTGATGATGTCTCGAATGCGTTTTGGCCATTACTGGTGTAATAAACATAGCAAAAAGCATCGATAGTATTACTACTAATTTTTTCATTTGTATTTCCTCTTAGTTATGGCCGCTCAATAGCAATGACTAGTGTAGCGATCCCTTTATTAAGGAACCCAAGAGCTATGGCTACACTTCGGGAAACGTCGATGGACCTGTTCCTAATATATGGTCCCGATCATTAACTACGGCCTTGATTTTTTTACCATTTTTCGGGTTGTATAAAGATACAACAGTTCCGAAAGGTAAAGTCCGATGGGCTACGGTATATTTTTCAGAGCCCGTTTTATACCAGGACACTAATCCACGGTATTCTTTATTTATGTTTCCTGCATAACAGTGATTACTTAGAGCAAAAAACATAATGATTGTGTAAATTGTTTTCATGTAAACTGGTACATATTGTAAAATTTATTGGTCGTCCCACCGGGACTTGAACCCGGATCGGACGCTTATAAGGCGCCTGCTCTTACCATTTGAGCTATGGGACATTATTTTTGTTTATTAAAGTTTCACGTATTTTTTGTTTAGTTTCTTTAACTTCATCAATATTTCTATAATCACCGATGAGGATCATAAGAGTACGACCCTCACCAGTTGCATAATAATCAAGTTTTGCTGTGTATTTCATGCAGCCAATATTTCCTTCAATCGATCTGCCGCATAACTTGCGGCGAATGCCTCTGGTTTAACCTTTGGCGTAAATCCACACATTCCGCGAATATAACCAGTAGCCTGCTGAATAACACATGAAGAACCATGCATTTCGTCAGGATTAATGTCCAAGTGGACTTCGCAGTGTCTGTCGCCAATAGCTTCATAAAGATCCAGATACATTTGCGATGCCTTATAAACTTCATTCATAAGGCGAAATGCAGGTCGATCATGTCTCTTATCGTAGTCTCGTTCGGAACTTATCTGTCCGAATACTTTACATCCACGAGAGCCATCAATATGAATGACGATAGCAACTGTGTAATCAGCGTACCAGTCATCGTTGCGACGATAACGTTCAGAATCGGCTCCGATATAAACGGAACTCGAAGGTGAAGTTCTTTGGATGTATTCTTTAACTTCATCAATATCAAACTTTCTTGACATGATCAACCCTTTTTTTACTTCTTATTAAGACGTCTTGCTCGACGCTTCTTCGAACCAACCTTACGCCGTCCCTTACGTGGACGATTTTTGTGGGGCCAACTCATGAGATTTCCTTTCATAATAATGCGAACCATCTTCGCGATAAATTCTTTTTCTACCTAAGTAAATCATCCTTTAATTTGGTAGGCACGACAGGACTTGAACCTGCAATCCGAAGAGAGGCGTTTTAAGCGCCTTGCGTATACCGATTTCGCCACGTGCCCAATAATTTTGAAGCTCTAGTATAATTACCACCTCTAGGCGACAACCCTACTTCGATCAACGCCTGTCTTATATTACTATTATTTTGTAATGAAGTCAACAACTTTTCATCAGAAACTTTAATCTTTCCAGTATTTTTATTTTTGCCGCAATATGTATCTGTTATGCTATGACAATTGGGACAAAGAAATTTTAAATTTTCAATAGAATTATTGAACGAATCACCATCAATATGTTCCAGTTGAAGAGTTAATTTTTTACCATTCCATTCTTCTAATCCACAATCTTGGCAATTATATTTTCTACCAGAAGTTATAAGTATTTTCTTTAAAGCACCATTTGCCAAATGCTTATATTTGCCATTTTGGTATCGTTCCAAAGCTTGTTTTTTTTAACAAGAACAGATTTCTCTCTACATTCATCAGTCCACATATAATTAC